CCAACACCTACACCACTGACACCTGGATGTTACGTTTTGTTGGAAACAGGCGAAAGCGTGTTACTTGAAACAGGAGATCATTTGTTGTTAGAAAGTGCCATGTGTCTGCCAACTCCAATACCAGGGGGGGATGTTGATACAATTGCCATTACACCAAACTATCCTAGGGTCTTTGTTGGAGAGACACAAACATTTGTGTTGACAGGATATGATCGTGATGGGAATGCGGTTGCCATCGATGCAGATGATGTTGTGTGGGATGAGACAGATGCAGGCGGAACTATTCTTGCTCAATATCCAACCATAACAGGCACAGCCGAAATTACCTTCACTGCCGGGGATAACAGAGGTCCATTTAATGAGTTGACTGCAATTTATGCTCCAGAAGGTAAAACACCTGTTGAAACTACAAATCGTATCTATATTGCCAAGCATTTGATTGCGCGTGTTGGGGATATTTCCGTGCATGAGGATACGTCAATGTTTGGTACTATTGGGGCTGTTGTTAATACGGTTTTGACACTTGGTGGTATCTTTGGTGGTGAAGAAGATACTATCATGGCTGGTTCGAATAACCGCAACACTGCGTTTTGTGAGAAATACCCAATAGCTATTGATTCCGATATTGTCAAGTGTTCTCAACATTTATCAGAGGAAGCTGTGATTGGAACGGGCAAAGCCTATGCTTATGGGATGCGAATGGTTATCGATGGAGACAAAACAGAATGTGGTGCGCGTATTGTGGCTGGGTCAACAAAGACCTTTACAGGCACCATGTCATAAGAATGTCCTGGCTTTCTGTAAGTTGTATAAATACCTTTTACAGAGGCATTACACTAAACATGGAGGAACAACATGAGAAATACACGACCTATTCCAGGCGAAGAAACTTGGGTAACTTATGATGAAGAAATTAATGCATACGGAGTTTTTGGGCTTGATTCGGGATTCTGTTATTCCACGTGGTCAACTGAAGAAGATGCATTGCGCGATTCGGTTAAGCGAAATCGACAAAATGGATTTTCAGAAAACAAAACAATAACAAAGGGAAAAAGACACATTACACGAGAAGATATCAAACAACGGCTATTGGTCTTTATGCGCGGTCCTGTTTTAGAGGCAGATGCAAAGGTCAGCAAAATCATCAAGGACATAGGCGGCAATTTCTCTGGTTCCAATGAAGAACAAATGAAGGCCGTACAGTTGCTAAAGGGATTGGCAACGTCAGATGATCCACAAGCAAACAAGTTCATGAAAGCCCTCGACAAAGCAACCACTGAGATTTCAAAAGAAATGACTGATGGTGATAGCAAGAAAAAGGAAGACTAAAAGGAGATTATAGGAATGGATCAGGAAACATGGGATCGGTTTACAGAAACAATTAAAGCGCATTGTGGTGAAACTAAATCCCCCCTTGCAGAACGGTATAGTGCTAGCATTGATGCAGCTATGGTTGATATCAATGATGGATTGGCCATTCTGGACCTAGCAGTTAAGCATTTGACAACAAATGAGGATATAAATGTGTCATCAACTGCCAGGGAAATGGAACGCCTTGTTAATCAACTACGGACTCTACAATCAAAGATAGCATAACCAAATGCCAGATGCGAACGAATATCAGTATTCCGATTTAGATCATGATTTGGCTATGAAGGCCAACGGGGATGTTGTAGCTGAATTTGACACAGAGGCAATTAAACAATCATTGTATTCCATTTTGCATACGTCTCCAGGTGAACGAGTCATGAGACCGGAATTCGGAATTTCGTTGTCATCGTTTCTGTTCGAACCACTTGATTCATTCACTGCCGATGCTATTGGTCAAGCAATTGTTAATGGCATCAATTTATATGAGCCGCGTGTGCAAGTGCAGCGTGTGCAAATGGTGGTTAACTACTCGAATCAAACCTATCAGGCCACGGTGTATTACCTAGTGGTAAATGCACAGATTCTTGATACATTACATCTAATATTGCACAAGAAATAATGCAAGACCATATCAACTTCTATACAATTCGAAAAACCACGCTTGCTATGGCTACGTTGTTTGACGAGCTTGTGGTTAAGCGTTATGGGGGAGAAACTACAGCACAAAAAACCATTGCTGTGCCATTACGGATCATGACACGTGAAAAAGCAATGGAACGGCTAATGACTTACGACTCTGATCCACCGGGCGAAGCTGGAAAACTTGTGTCTCCACAACCAATCTTGCCTATGATGAGTCTGATGCTAACGGACCTAAGCCCGCGACTTGAAGACCAATCTGGCCCGTATGAAAAACGCACAATGTTAATTGAATATGACAATAACGGAACAATTGATTATGTAAAAAGGGGGTATGGGCCTAGCCCATGGGATTACACATTTTCCCTATCACTGTGGACACGTAAAGTTGGCGATTTGTTCCAACTATTGGAAAACATTCTGCCTTTCTTCACTACCCCACCAACGATACGATATACAGACCAACAATCATTGGCAATTGAGCGAGATTTACCGATCTCCTTAACATCAACATCAATAAATATACCTGATGAGGCAGAAGGAATTCGTGCATTCAAGGATACTACATTGACATTTGTAGTAAAAGGGTGGCTCTACAAGACAATTTCAGTACAGGGTATTATCAAGACAGTTACAGTCAATACACGATCATACACAAGTGCGGTTACAGATGCCGATGGTGGGTCAACTCTCACAATTACTGGCAAGGAATTGGAAGACGGCGAACGAATAATAACGGAAACTCTGGCAGAGTACACAGCATAATATGCCAACAACAATAGATTATACGACAATTGATTTTGAGACCATTGTCAATGAGCTAATATCGTACCTGGAATTGACAGATACGTTCCAGGATTACAATTTTGCGGGTTCCAACATTCGTACAATTGTTGAACTGGTCGCATATCAAGCTGCACTCGAAGCGTACTATGTCAATGCGGCTGCGAATGAGGTCTTTTTGCCAACCGCCAAGCTGTACAAGAATCTAAACAAGCAAAGCAAAATCCACAATTATTTCCCACGTGGATACAATGCTTCCACTATGGATATTGTTGTTGTTCTGGATACTGATTATACTTTTGGAAATGAAGGTGTAAGTATTTCTATTCCCGCATACTCTGAATTCACGGCATCAACCAAAACTGCTGATGGTAGTACCATTGCGTTTGTCAATGAGAATGACATTCTGTATAGAGTAAAGAATTTTGGCCTGTCAATTGTTCTCCTGAAAGACATTTTATATAATGGAACGTCTTTGGATGGATATACAAACACAGGCACGCTCTCTATGGAAAACTTCTCAATTGACTCAAGTGCGCGCAGGCCGTTTATCAAGCTTGATGCCAACAAAGAACAAGAGCAAATAGTTCGTGCCCAGCTTGATAGCGGGTCAATTGGAACAATTACCAAAGATGTACAATATAGTCTACAGTTTATAGATGGAACACCCCCTAGTTTGCGTATTGTGTTGGCCGTGGATGCTCACCCGGAAGCTGAAATCCTCCGGTTCCAGCATTCGTCCACCACAGGCCAAATTACCATTACACAAAATTACTCTACTTCTGCCTATTACTTGGGATTCCTTGGGGTGAAAAACTTGGAATCAACCTTAGTAAACATTGCGTCTACAGAGGCAGGGCGAGTAACACAATTATCTCTTACGGTGTCATCTGGTAGTCCAGCTTTCAAAGTGCTTGTGGACGGTGATGTGTATAGCTGGACTTCCGATGATACAGACGCAATACCAATTCAAAGCGCAGTTTTCACAGATGGCTATTTCGCATCTGTGACAGGTGATTTGAATATCATTGTAAAGGTGTCTGGTGATCCATTAGGTGAGTTCAGCTATGAGCTTGTTATTGCAGAGCGTGATGCATCGGCGGGTGAAGTTGTCATTGGCACTATTGCACAAAGTTTCATCAACACAGACGGAAACCTTGACATATCAACTAATCCATTTGATGTGACTTGGTCACATGTGCCTGAGACCTTTGTCATTCCTGGTGTAAAGCAGGGCGTACCAAAGCAATCAATCATTCTTGAAAATGGTGCGGTGATTGCGGACGTGGATGAGCTTGATTTGACATACAATGCAAACACAGGCCGCTACACTGTTGGCCTAAACAAAATCAGTGCAGATGATGTGCGTGTATTTGTCAAAAATGGCTCTCAAACAGAAGAATGGGCGCGAACAACGAATCTAGTACAACTAACCCCAAACAGCAAGGTATTTTACACTAGGGTAAACCAAGATAAGGTGCTTGAAATATGGTTTGGTGATGGTACCTATGGTATGTCACCAGAGGGATTGCGCGTTAACATTATTGGCTTACAAACAACAGGCAGTGAAGGTAATGTGCAGAGTAGTGTCTTGAATGATAGTATTACTATTACAGGATTCAGCGGACGCATCTTCAAGTCACAGGATTACTTCCTGGGTGGCATAGAATCGTCCTCAGTGCTAACAGACACAAATAACAATACTGTGACCTTCACGATCAAGCAAGGCTATGGAGCAACGACTGGGGCTGACCCAGAGGACACAGAGGAAATCCGCAAAAACATTCCTCGTTCGATTCGTTCACAAGACACTATTGTTTCAAATAGTGATTATGAGGATTTCCTACTTGCCAATTATGGTGATATTCTGGCTGATGTGTATGTGGCCACCTATGAGGAAGCTGTCCAGCTTGGATTTATGACAGAGGCGGAAATAGAGAACACACGATATTTTTTCAATACCATTTTTCTGGTTACTGTACCACAAAATGGGTTAAGCTTGTTGCAGTATCAAAAGGACATAATTTTGGCAGGACTTAGCGATTCATTCAGAGCTATGCTCACACCAAGTCACAGAATTATAGATGCATCACTCGTGCCAATTGATGTGTTGGTGCGTTACACGCGCGATATAAGTAGTTTGAGAACAAAGACAACTGTTGAATCAGATATCAGTAATGCATTGGCAACCTATTTCAGCCGGGCAACCCGCAGTATTGGTGAAACTCTGGCCCATTCAACTCTTGTCAGTACGTGTATGGTAACAGGTGTGAGTGCAGTTGAAGTGATGATGAAAATGGATGACGCAGAGGAATTTGATTCTACAGATTATGACAGAGACATTAAAACTACTGACTATACCGGCACCAACGATTTGGAAGGAAGATTACGTCAAATACTGCTCGAAATGGAAAACAAGGGTGTGATGAAGCGCTTTGCTCCGCTGATTGATTATGAGCAAATCATCGATGCCACATCTGGCACGATTAGTAGGGTTTGGCCAAATGGAAATGACATACGTCTATCGGTTACACAATTCCCAATTCTTGGTGATATTATACTAGAGGAGAAAACATAAGATGGCTTCTATATGGAAAAGGTTATTCGGTAAAGTATATACTCCTGACCAAGTACTAACGATGATTGCGGTTGTGCTTGAAAGTACCTTTGATCGTGGAATTGTGAACGAAGCAATTTCAACTATTGACAAATTTGACGCGGGTGCAGTAGATAGCCCATTGCGCAATCACATTTTCGACACATTCAAAATAATGGTAGCAAACGACAAAATTAGTGATGTCAAGAAACTAAGATACTGGATTAGAGAACTCAATGATTTAGCAGAGGAATAAACAATGCCTAATATACCACAGAATGTATTCATGCGTGATTTGCCGCCATTTATTGACGCGGCACAAAAAACACCCACTAAGACTGATCCACAAATAGAATTGGGTGTACTCAAAGAGAGTTTTGACCATATTGCAGAGAGTTTTGACCATATTGCAATGGCATTACCAGATATTATCGCACGAATGAAAGTTACCAGCGAGGGAATTAATCGTGCTATTACCGATATCAAAAATGGGATGCCAGCCATGGCAGAGGGGCGTTTAGTGGAATTGCTGAAAAACACAAGGAAACAGATCGATTTGCTTTCTCAGTTACTCCGATAACCAAGGGGCGAATATTTGAAACATGCCATTTGAACCTATAATTTACAAAGGTCAACCCGTATTAGAGGTTGACCAAGAAATGGTCACAGCAATTATGTCAGATGCTGATATCGCACCTGATGTTGAACAAGGCCTAAACGGTAAGCCGTTTATCATGGCCGAAATTGGAAATCCTGTTACATTGGCGCGTGAGAGTGTTATTAACCATTATCCATATACTAGCGCCGTGGCGCGAACAGGTTCTATTCATCGCAGTATTGTTGATAAAATCAACTATTACAGCAACCAGATTGACAAAGCCGAACGGAGTAAGGAGGAAAAAGTTGCACTGTATAAAGCAATGGACGATTTCCCAGAAGTGTCTGATGCTATTGATGAAACATGTGACGAAGCAATCAACTTCAATGATGATGGGAACTGCATGACATTTGTCATTGATAATGAGGCCCTGACGGCCAAAAAGACAGCCATGAAGGCGATTGAGAAAGAGTTTAACTATCTGTTCTTTGATAACATGAACATAAACCTTCATGCATGGGAATGGTTTAGAGACTTTCTTGTTTTCGGTGAATCGTTCTATGGAATGACATGGGATGATAATTCCTTGGAAGATGGTCTGACCAGTGTTAAGAAATATCCATCTGAATCAACATACGCCGTTTTCAAACACGGCACAGGGGAACTTATTGAGTTCCTACGCAAAAATCCAGCGACAGAAAACGACTTTGATATCCTATCGGCAAGCATCGTTGCGTATGCCAATTCTGGTATTTACCGTGTTGTATCACCACGTCAAGGCACCCAATATGAATATTATGGTAGAAAAACAAAAAATAGTACATCCGAAAGCCCGCTTTGGAAACGCTATGACCAAGATGTGAAACATATCAAAGTTTTTGTTTCTTATCTCGAACGTGCCAAGAGGCCATTTTATCAATTACGTCAAATGGAAGATGCTCTTGTCATTTACCGTATTGTTAGGGCACCTGAGCGCTTTGTTTTCAATGTTGACGTTGGTCGGCGTCCAGGACCACAGGCCGAAGACTATGTCAAGCGACAGATGCAGCAATATAGACAGGACATGCAATATGATCCATCTACGGGGTCACTGGTTGGAAAGAACGCGGCCCTGAGTATGATGGAAAACTTCTGGTTCCCGAAGACAGCACAAGGCGGATCATCTGTTAGTACACTGTCGGGAGGAAAAAATCTATCAGAGATTACCGACATCCTTTATTTCTTGCGAAAACTTTATCGTGCCCTAAAGATACCTGTTGCCAGAATGGACGAGGGGTATCGATATCAGATCGGGACTGTTGGTGAAATCACACGCCAGGAAATCAAGTTTGGGCGCTTTGTGCGTCGAATGGTGCAAAAGTTCTCAGAAGCTTTCAAGCACATCTTTGTTACTCATTTGAAACTGCGTGGTTATCTGAAAAAGTTCAATATCGCTGAATCCGACATTACTGTTGACTTTTTCCCATCTAACCTGTTCGAACAGTACAAAGAGATGGAAATTATGGAAAAGCGTAGTCGCATTTTCCAGACTTTTGCGTCATATCGCGGCACGCTGTTCTCAACTGAATTCCTATTGAAGAATTTCCTACAAATGACAGATGCGGACTATGAGGAAAACAAGCGTACGCTCGAGGAAGAAAAGAAAGCAGAGGCCAATAAGGGCGAAGGCGGTGGTAGTGGGGGATTTTTCTAAAAGAATAAAATAAGGAATATACTAATGGATAGTCTAACCAAAGCAAACTTGGCTACACTGATTGATGAACGTATAGAAGCAGTTATGGTCGAACCAAGCAAAACAATCCCACTTGGATCAAAGTATGCTACTTTGGTTGACACAAGTGGCCGACCGGCGGAAGTCACATTCTATGACAAAGATGAACGCTTTTTAGGTATTATGGTATTGTCTGCCGCAGAGATTCAGGCACTACCATCAAAGGGTGTGCAGGTATTGTCTAGCAAAGAAGCAGAAATGCTTGGCATTCTATAAGAGGAGTATGCGATGAACAAGGCACAAGTTATCAAGCGAATTAAAGCAAAGCTAACTGAAGCTTCCAAATCTGTAGAGTTCATGGCCAATAATTGGGATGACTACAAAAAGAAAATGGCAAAGTTATCCATGGATGGTCAATGTTGGACTGGGTCTGTTGTGTTTGGTATGGTGTATGCAACAGCATACCAACAACCGAGCAAAATCCCATATACCGCCGTTGGTGATTCCCCCCTGTTCTTAGGGTCCGGCAGTGTCAAGGGGTATTGGCAAAATGGACAATTACATCCATTCCCACAATCTTTGGTAGATAAGTACGAAAGCACAGGAATAAGCTCCCAATGATATCAAGAATAGAAATAATGGAAAGAGTACAATATGCTATTGATATTCCCGGTGTTAGAGTTAAGATAGATTACGAACCTGGTGAAGTTTTTATAACATTGGTTCAACAAGCTGATTCGGAAGACATCATTGGCACTGCTCAACTGATTACGTCTAGGTCCTTTATGAAACATTATTGGTGGGATGTTGATTGGGGCGGAAAACCACTAAGAGAAGACGAAGATGCGTGGTCTATAATCAATGTTGAGATAGAAGACGAATACAAAGGAAAAGGCTATTCGACACCGCTTCTTAAGATTGCTTTGGATTTAGGAGAAAAAACATACCATAACAAAGTAGTTGATATTGTTGCTGAACCAGAGGCCTTGGCATATTGGAAACATGTCATTCCTCGACAATTTGTGGGATTTGATACAATGTTGTGGGTATTTACGGACCATTCTTGGTTAAAAGCGCAATTCGTGAAACATTATTAGGGACAATTTTCAATGATATCAAGAATAGAAATAGTGGAAAGAGTACAACAAGCTATGATGAGTGAAGACCAAATAACGAATGCGGTTGCTCGGATCACTCGTGGTTTCATAAAAGACTTTGAATATAACAACAGTGGTGGATGGAAGATTGAATTAGAGGAACCTGTCCTTCCGGGCTATACTATGACAGACGACGACGCCATTGTGATTCTTGAACTCATCTATGAGAGAAATGACTATGGCCCATTTTTCCGATTGGATTCTGAATTTCTTGGTGAGGTCTATGTGTGTGATGATATTGATGTAAATGATATCCTTGGTAGCCTAGAAAGAATATGGCGCAATTTAGACAATTGGATCGAAGAACGCTTTGTTAGATTATGAACTATGACCCACAATGCAATAAAAACACGAATCGCTGCCATGTTCTCTGAGGGCACCAAACAAGTGGACCCCGAAGCCATACGCAGGCGTAATGCCAAGAAGAATGCATTACGCAAGCTCTACAAGACATTGAGCAAAGGGGAATTTGAGTTTGATGATCGAAAAAAAATTGTGTCTGCTCTTTCATTAACATCGGATTCCACCAAGCGAAAAGAATTAGGAGCAAAACTCAAACGGTTTCTGCAAGTGCAAGCAGAGGAAAAGGCGTTTTTTGTTTTTCAGTGGCCCCCCGGTGAAATGATCCGCAAACAGAAGCCGGGCAATGTCGGTGACATATTTCGGAAATTGTTGCAACAGCTTCAACAACAAATGACCAGAAGACAATCACACAGGTAAGCATAAATACTATCATATGGATAAACAACAAATACGTGATCGACTTGAAATAGCTATTACAGAAAAAATGTCCCCTGGTGCAATAGAAGGGTACTCAGAAAAACTTCGGTGGTTTTTGCGTGGTGTTGACCACGGTCAACAGAATTTCAAAACCATTTTAAAGAAAATAGCAAATGCTGGTGTTTCTCCAGAAGAATTTGTCACGATTATGTGTAATGGTAGTGGTAGTCCACAAATAGCAAATATAATTCTTTCACAGGGAACACAATTATGAGCAAAGAAGATGTCAAGCAACGCATAGCAAAAGCATTGTCAGAGAAATCTCTTGTCAAAGAGTATGAAAATGATTTGAACAAAGAACTTTTCATGCAGTCACTAGCTGCGGCTCTAGGCACACTTGATACAACACGTTCATATATCTATAAGGCCGAGGCAATAGGAAACAAACTCAAACTTACAATTGACCAACATGAAATGGATCAAATTACTCCGAAAGGTGAATATGGGTTTGACGTTGTGTTATCTGTTGATGATTTTCGCGTAGTGTATGGACCAGTAGGACCGTAACCCAAACTTAGGAATTCTGATTACACCATGAAAGAAAGGCATGATCTATTTGAGCAAGGCAAATTTTCTCATCTCTATATGGACCTTATTAAGTCCCGTATAGATGAACACAACACACAACAAACAGCCATGGAAAAACAATATGGGTCTCTGTGGCCTGTCGTCTTGGAATTGATTGATGATCGGTATGTGACACGTGCGGAAATCATGTCAGGACAAATCACAATTGAAGTAAATAGCAATGGTGATGTGCTATTATGTAATAAAGGCGAGGCGTATCCAGACAGAATTCCAGGCTATGTGAAGATGTAAGTTTTCATAGTTATCACGTCATTGTCAAACCTTTTAGGTAAACTGTACCACTACACTCTATGGCACTTACAGAACTACAGTTCAAAAATTGGCTTCTAGCCAGAATGCCATCCCTTCCAGCTTATAGTAGTGCCGCTACAGAAGATATGATTGGTGCATTTGCATCTCTCTTGTGGCGCATCTATGATGAGACCGGCGACCTATCGAATTTGGTGGATATTGATTACGTAGACGCATCCTATCTACCATATTGGGCTAGAAGCTTGGGTATCCCCGATGAAATTGCGTCAAAGGTCACGTTCAAGGCGGGCGCAGATCGTTCCTGGGCGCAATACACTGATTATAGTGTATTTACCCGCATTGAGTCTGATATTGCCACTGATGACGAGATAGAGGCCCTTAGACAGTACATCAAGCATAACCTTGAACTAAATTTGCACAAAGGCACACCAGGAACGGTTGCGCAGATGTTTGAGTACTTCGGATTAGATGTTGATATCTTTGTTGAGTGGACTTCTGATTGGTCCCCCGCACCCAATTCAAAGATTGATATTTTTGGGTTGACCGCTGATCACGAGGACACCTTAAATGGATTCAGTTGGGGCCTAATTACACCTGAGACAATCCAACTAGCTGATCCAACGATTAATCGTACGGTCTTTCGTTCTGCATCTGCATTCTATCGTCTGGATGTTGATGCGACTAACACGCGCTATATCGTTGCAACCCCACCATATGATGAACGTAAGCATATGGAAGATGGGGAACTGTCTATGTCCTTTTCTTTCAATACAGACACACCATCGTATTCAACTCAACTGTTATTCAGAGGGCGCAGACACTTTACCAACATAAGCTATGATTTTGACGAGTATTACATTGCTGGTGTTGGGCTATTCGGTTACAAGCTTGCCATTGCTAAGGTATCATTCGACCCAGAAACCAATAGCTCATTCTATGAGGTTTTGGCAAGCATGGGAGATACGTCCGATTTTTGCACCGGGCGTACATATAAGCTATCTGTAACAATGCATGGCCCGTCTGTAACAGTGTCGCTTTTGGGAACGCACTCGTCTGATTCAAGCGCAGATATAGATGACACACTTACAGTAAATGTAGAAACAATTGAAGATAGTGATATTGAGAAGTTCGAAGCCGATGGAACGTGTTTCCTAACGAATCGCGTATATGACGATTATCAAGATGCTGGTGTCTATGGTCTACGGTTTGGAAATGTAAATGCCAGGATTTATGCATATGAGGCAACGCCTCTTACACAATGGCCACAAGAATACCACACGGAAAATGACGCACGGGAGTATTTCAAGCCATGGATGCTTGATTACTACGCTGCTGAAACACCATACTTCAATAACGTATCTCACCCATGGTCAACAGATTTTGCTAACCAACGTGATTTCACATTTGATCAATATACTAACGAAGATAGTGGCTTGACCTACTTGAGTAATAACTATCTTGTATACAATACGAATGGATACGCTAGTGTTGTCCGTGCTGGTGAAACGTATACAGTGGCCCGCCAAACGGCAACTAATGCAGAAATTGACTTTGAATTTGCCTTTGACTCTGATGCATTGGCATCGGAAATGAAGATTGGTGTTGTGTTTGGTCTTGATGATGTCTTCTCAAACGATACATGGACAAAGGGACACTCGTGGTATAGCGTCCAACTCAACAAATATGATTTTGACATTGTCCTCACAAAACATGTCGGGGATTATGAGACTTTTATTGCCGGGGCAAATCTGAGTTCTGACATTGTCGCTGATACCAGATATACCATAACGGTAAAACGTTCAACTAGCGACAAACTTTATAGCAAAGAAATTCCAAATTCAACAGCGGACATTGATCATGTTGGTAATGTAATACAGGTGTGGTTTGGCGTGACAGGAGCAACACCAACAGAGGTAATTTATTATAACTCCGATTGGAAAGATGCGTACTACTGCGCATCAACTTCAGCAGCATCTGCTATTGGGCACAATAGATATGATAACAAGGGGGTGTTCGTTGGTGTTGCTCCTGTCGGGAAAAATGTCAAAACTGTAGCTACATCTGGATCATCATGTCCCGCAAGTGATACATTACTCGCGGTTACAGACCCAATAGGCAACTATTTTGGGTTCGTTACATATGCCGCCAACCACAAGCTTTATGGCTATGATGTAAAGTCCCTCGATTCAACCACAACATACACACACGGGGATGTAGGTACATTTTCATTAAACACATGTTTTGCCAATTTGCAGAGTTTGGAAAATGATGATTTGATGACCCTTGCGGCAACATCGACTTCAGGTAGTTCTGCGTCTAGTGCCACAAGTGCTACAAGTGGATGGACAGCACCAACATGGGTAGCAACATCAGATGTAACAAAAATGCGCTATGCTGCAAACAACGATTCGACTTTGATCGTACAGGTGGGGGATAGGCTATACACAAGGGATATTGAGGAATCGTTTTTTAACAGAGTCATAGAAAGCGGTGTGTCCGACTTTGAGACATACAAGGGGAATGTATTTGTTTTGACAACATCTGGGACTGTCTATCTCTATAATGGCAGTGTAGATGAGGAATACAATCTCTATTTCTATGACAACAAAGGTGCACGCCACCAATACAACACATGGCTAACTCGCCAAAATTTGCGTGTGCGTAAGATAGAAGTGGATGATCGTGCAGGCACAGTGTATTTCATCCTTGGATATGCCGACATGTCAGATGGAATGCATATTGGTGATACACTATCAATCCAGAAAATTGGTACAGATGGTACTGTATACGATTACGGCTCATTCATCAGTGGGTCGTATTCGCGTTTGTGCCATAAAGCTGATTTCACCTTCCAGAGTAATGACACTGTTGTAATGAGAGAATGGTATCGCATACCATACTTCTACAAGCGAACACTCTTATTCCGTTATTATGACGAAGCAGTTGATACACAGGATAGGTTTGTCCACGTTTTCCGCACCACAGATAACCAGGTTCGTATTGAGTATCTTTTGGCAACAGACAAATTAGACTTCGCACGCTCTGCCAAATTGCTCAATAGTCAGAACATGGGTGATTATGACAACCTGATAGGGATATTTCAAAGTTACATCATTCCGAAGCTATACATCGGTTTTTTCAGGGATAGTACAAACAATTCGACAAAAGTTGTGTCATATCACGTGCAAAATGACACCTTTGAAGAAGTTGAAATAGCGGATGATACTGATTTACATAGCATTATCCAGCGCTATGACTCATACATCTGCCTTGGCAATGACGATACACATTTGGAAAAGGGTTTTATTTTGCATGAGAATCACATAAGACCATCCAAGACATATCACCAAACCATGTCGGCGGGTCGTAACGTGAACATACAGCCGTTTGTGTTGCCATTATACAACCCCTACCAATACAAGACTCTAATTGGACATGGCCCACATAACCCATTGTGGTATCTAGCAGCGACAGAGCCAGTTACAGGCACAGTGTCAACAAGCGGTGCCTCTGGTATGACCTATTCGACGGAAGTATCTTATTATGTCAATCAGGTTGAAGATGAGGATTTCATTGCAGGCATGGCCCTGAATCTAAATGGCGCAGTTGCAACAACCAAATTAGAGAACACTCATTCTGCTAACTTCCTTTTCTTCCAGGACATTCGTTTTCCGGATACACCAGCAACGGACAGTACAGTGTATTCATTAATCTACCTGGAAGACGAATCCAATGGCACTATAAACGTAACTTATTGCCCAGCCACAAAATCACTTTGTGCTGATTTCACTCTCCTCGGTGAATTGATCTCTGGATCAACCACATCATTAACAGCAATTGTGGATGATCTTGCAGACGGCAATGTCCACAAACTCCTAGTTGCGGGGTTTGTCAATGAATCCACATCGACTTATCATATTTGGATCATTGTAGATGGTACAGCAACTTCGGTAGCCTTAACTTTGAATCCGGTCTTCATAGGCTATCAGGATGAATATGTTTGGGACCACATTGTCACAAACGAGAGACTGGATGTTTACTACAACTACACAGAAGGGAATATTGACTACGGGTATGGTTTTGTTGTTGGAGGCAATGCCATAACTGTAGACAGTGTGCAAGAGCTTGCTCGAAGCCTCGATGTTGATACATATATTGCCCATATTGGCGGGCAAGCTCTAACCACACAAGCTGGTGATGGCCCTAACTACAATTTGTTTAGCAATTTTGTGGATATTGCCCTTGACCCGGCAGCAGCAATGTCAAATTTGCCTATCATAATTGAAATTGTTGGTGTGTTGACAATGTCCAAGCTCAAAGACGGCAAGAA